GTCAAAATCTCTCACCGTCAAAACTCAGGGGCAAAGGGGGAATCGATGGAGCCGGCCGCTGAGAGACGCGTGCCGGGTCACTGGCGCTGCCCCAAGTGCGACTTTCTTCTCGTGCGCCGAGTCCTCTACGTGAAGAGCGGCACACTCGGCGAACCGAAGGCCACGAACGACGTCTCGGAGCCCTGTCCGAACGACGGGACGCCGCTCGAGCCGGTGACGGAGCCGTTGCACTGATGCCCGGCGGTCGCCCACGAAAGCCGCGCGCGCTGAAGCTGGTGCAGGGCACTGAGCGACCGGATCGTACGAATCACAAGGCGCCGGCGCCGAAGTCGAGTCCCCTGCCCGCTCCGCCGCGCGACCTCACCGCCACCGAGAAGCGCGCTTGGCGCGAGCTCGCCGATCTGATCGACCCGCTGCGCGTCGCGGCGGCCGCCGACGTGCCCGCCTTCCGGCACCTGGTCTACTGCCTCGGGATGATCGAGCAGGCGCGCGCGGTCGTGAAGCGCGAGGGCCTCACCTATGAGGTCATCACGGAGGCCGGCGTGAGCGTGCGGAAGCGGCCCGAGGTCGAAATCATGGCGACCTTCGAGAAGCTGGTCGACGCGAAGCTTGGCCGCTTCGGGCTCACCCCCTCCGAGCGCGAGAAGGTGACCCGCGCCGACGATGATCAGGCCGAAGACCCCCTCGACGAATTCGGGGTGGGCTGATGGCCCGTAAGCGGAAGGCCGCATCGACGGAGCCCAAGGCGCCGAAGCGCGATCAGCACGTGCTGAAGGCCGAGCAGTACTGCCGAAGCGTCGCGAGCGGCGAGATTCCCGCCTGCAAGTTCGTGCGCCAGGCGTGCGAGCGCCAAATGAAAGACCTCGCGCGCGCGGCCGCGCACGACCCCGCGTTCCCTTACACGTTCGACGAGGCCGCCGCCGGCCGCGCGTGCCGGTTCCTCGAGCAGCTGCCGCACGTGAAGGGACCGAAGCGCTACGAGGGCCCGGGCATTGGAGAGTTGCTCAAGCTCGAGCTCTGGCAGTGCTTCTTCATCACCACCGTGTTCGGGTGGAAGCGCGCGAACGGCATGCGACGGTACCGGCGCGCATACCTCGAGGTGCCGCGCGGAAACGGGAAGAGTTTTCTTCTGTCGGGCATCGGGCTGCTCGGCCTGGCCGCCGACAAAGAAGGCGGCGCCGACATCTTCAGCGCGGCGACCACCACCGAGCAGGCGAACATTACCCGCGGCGACGCCGACGCGATGCTGACCGCCAGGCCGGCGCTCGCGAAGAAGCTCGGGCTTCGAAGCACCGCGCACGCAATCTTCCAGCCGTCGTCGAACTCGACCTTCAAGGCGCTCTCGCGCGAGGCGAAGAGTCAGGAAGGGAAGAACGTTCACTTCGGGCTCATCGACGAGCTACACGCGCACCCAACCCGCGACACATGGGAGGTCGTGACGAAGGGCGCCGGAAAGCGCACGCAGTCGATCGTCTGGGCCATCACCACCGCCGGCGTCGACATGGCCGGCATCTGCTACGAGATCCGCGGCGACGTGATCAAGGCTCTCAAGGCCGCAGTGCCCGATCCGGGAGACAAAGAGAACACGCTGCCGAACGAACAGCTCTTCGGCCTCATCTACACGATCGACGGCGACGGAAGCGGCAAGGACGGGGGCGACGACTGGAAGAGCGAGGCGAGCTGGGCCAAGGCGAATCCGAACTGGCACGCATCGATCGATCAGGACCTCTTCCGCATGGAAGCCGTGGAGGCCATGCAGACCGCGTCGAAAGAGAACGACTTCAAGACGAAGAAGCTCAACATCTGGTGCAACGCCGACGTCGCGTGGATGCAGATGGCGGCGTGGGACGCGTGCGCCGACACGGCACTGAATGAGGCCGGGTTCGGCGGGCAACCGTGCACGCTCGGCCTCGACCTCGCGAGCAAGATCGACATCGCAGCATCGTCGAAGCTCTTCTATCGCGACTTCGCGGTGATGGGCCCCGACGGGAAGCAAGCGCTCGACGACCTCGGCGCGCCGAAGAGCGAGCGGCACTACTACCTGTTCGTTCGCAGCTACTTGCCCGAGGCTGCGATCGCCGCGAGCTCGAACGCGCAGTACGCCGGCTGGGTGAAAGAGGGCCGCATCAAGACCACGCCGGGCAACGTGCTCGACTACGACGCCGTGCGGGCCGACATGGAGACCGACCGTGCGAAGCATCGCCTGCGCGAGACCGCGTTCGACCCGTGGCAAGCGCAGGACCTGTCGAACCAGATGACCGCGAAGGGCTTCACGATGGTGGAGCTGCGGCCGACGGTCGAGAACTTCTCCGCCCCGATGAAAGAGCTCGAGGCGCTGGTGCTCTCGAAGCGCTTCCACCACGACGGCAACCCGGTGCTGCGGTGGATGGTGTCGAACGTCGTGTGTCACCGCGACGCGAAGGACAACATCTACCCGCGCAAAGAATCGGTCGAGAAGAAGATCGACGGTGTCGTGTCGACACTGATGGCGCTGAACCGCGCGATGCTCGCGCCGGTGGTCGCTGACCCGTACGAAACAGGCGGCTTCAAACAGCTGTAGGTCCACATCTCGGCGGAATCTTCCGTCGTGAAGTCACCCTGGGCCTGGTTCCGCGACCTCTTCGCTCGCCGTCGCGGCGACGACCCGGCGCAGCAGATGCGGTTCCCCCTGCCCTACGCCGTCGCCGGCGTGCAGCTCACGCCCGAGCAGACGCTCGAGCTCGGTGCCGTCTGGGCCTGCCTCTGCATCGTCGGCGGCAGCCTCGGCTCGTGCCGCTGGGACGTGTACCAGCCGACCGAGCCAGGCAAGCGGGACCTGCTCTACGACGACCCGCTCGCGTGGCTGCTCAACACGCGGCCGAACCCCGACATGACGGCGATCGGCTGGCGCGAGTCGATGGTGATGACCGCGATGGCGTTCGGCAACAGCTACTCGGAGATCGTTCGCGACGGCGCGAACCGCCCCGCTCAGCTCTGGCCGCTCGCCGCCGACTGCGTGACGCCGCGCCGCGACCCCAAGACGTGGAACATGTTCTACGAGTACCGCGACCAGGCCAGTGGCGAGGTCGTCGAGCTCGCAGCGCGCGACGTGCTCCACTTCCGCGGGCCGAGCATCACCGGCTTGATGGGCGACAACATCGTCGCGCGCGCAGCGAAGTCGCTGGCCGTCGCCGCGGCGGCCGAGCGCCACGCCGCCAGCTACTTCGGCCAGGGTGCGAACCCGGGCGGCACGCTCGAGCTGCCCGCCGGCGCGACGCTGAACGACACGCAGTACGCCCGGCTGAAGGCCGACTGGGCCGAGAAAAAGAAGGGCCCCGAGAACGCGCACAAGCCGATGATTCTCGAGGCCGGCTGGAAGTGGAACAGCTCGGGCACCGACCCGCAGAAGTCGCAGCTCGTCGAGTCGCGCCAGTTCAGCGTCGAGGAAATCGCGCGCTGGTGGAACGTGCCGCTGCACAAGGTTCAGCACCTGCTGCACGCGACGTTCTCGAACATCGAGCACCAGAGCATCGAGTTCGTTCGCGACTGCCTGCAGCCGTGGGACCGCCGCATGTGCCAGGAGGTCGACTTCAAGCTCTTCCCGCAGAACCGTGGCCCGTGGCGGTACACGTGCATCGACCTCACTCCGCTGAAGGAAGGCGACGCGAAGAGCCAGGCCGAGGCCGACGCGATCTGGCGGCAGAACGGCATCAAGACCGCGAACGAGATCCGCGAACGCCGCGGCATGAACGCGCTCGGCCCCGAGGGCGACGTGCTGCTCGTGCAGTCGAACCTCACCACCGTCGAGAACATCATCAACCCGCCGAAGCCGCCCGCGCCCAAGCTGCCGCCCGCCGACCCGCCGCCGGCTGACGACTCGGCGCAGGCGATCGCGCGCGCTGCGGTGACCGCGTTCGTGGTGACCGCGCTCGAGCGCTACGCCCGCCGGCTGGCGAACCGGCGAGCCGACTTCAAGCGCCAGGCGAAGAACGATGAGGCAATCGCCGTGCTGCTCGACAAGGCGCGCGCAGAGGAGCGGCCGCGGCTGCTCGCCGAGCTCGCGCCGGCGGAGCCGTTCGCGCTGCGCGCGCTCGGGCGACCGCTGCGATCGGAAGACCTCGAGCCCGCAGTCGACCTGGTCGACGCCGGCCAGGCGCCCGCCGCGGCCGCGCTCAAGGCACTGCCGGCCACGTGTCCACGGCCCGGGTGAGTCTTTCGGCATGACGGTGAAGCGGTCGTTCCTGAAGGCCTACGAGATCGCGGCGAAGCACGCCGAGGGCAAGGCCGCTCCCCCGCAGATCTGGGCGAAGGACGCGAAGAATTCCGACGTCGGCGAGCTCTGGGTCTACGAGGTCATCGGTGAAGACTGGTGGACCGGCGGCGGCGTCACCGCGAAGAAGGTCAGCGAGGCGCTGGCTTCGCTGAAGGGCGTCAAGACGCTCAACATCTTCATCAACAGCCCCGGCGGCGACGTGTTCGAAGCGAAGGCGATTCTCTCGCTGCTGCAGCGCTTCGACGCCGACAAGGTCGTGCACGTCGACGGCATCGCAGCGAGCGCGGCGACGATGATCGCCATGGCGGGCAACCGCATCATCACCGCGGCGCATGCGAACTGGATGATTCACGAGGCATCGGCCCTCGCGTACGGCCGCGCGCAGGACATGCGCGACATGGCCGACCTGCTCGACCTGCAGAATCAGGATCTCGCCGAGACGTACGCGCGCCAGACCGAGCGCCCCGTGCAGGAGATGCTCGACCTGATGGCGGCAGAGACCTGGATGAGCGCGCAGCAGGCCCTCGACGAGGGTTTCACCGACGAGATCGCCGAACCCGCGCCCGCCGAAGAGCCCGCCGCAAAGGCGGAGGCCGCGGGCTCGCCGCTCGTGCGCGCCGCGCTCAGCACCGACGATCGCGTCCGTTCGATTCGCCAGGCGCGTCGTCTGGAAGAGATTTCCGCCCGGGCCAGCCCAGGTGGTTCCGCGCGCGGCCAGCCGCGCCCCAACCCCGCCGTCCCCCGAAAGAGCCCATGAACCACATCAAGCAGACCCTGTTCCCCATGCTCGCGCTCGTGATGAGCGAGAAGTCGTTTGTTCGCGCCGAGACGAAGAAGAAGGATGACCCCAACCCCACGCCGCGCGACTCGCACGAGGATGACTCGCTCGAAGAGCTGCAGGCGAAGATGGTCGACCTGCACGAGCAGATGGAGGCGATGCGCGCCCTCGCCGACAAAGAGACTCGCCGGCTGACCGAAGAGGAGATCGCCAAGCTCGAGGCGCTGTCCGACGAGTTCGATGCGCTCGACGACGAGGCCAAGGCCCGCGAGCGCGTGCGCGCTCAGAAGGACCGGCTCGCGAAGCCGGCGCCGCGCAAGGTGCCGCCATCGGACCTGCCCGATGCGAACGGCCGCCAGCGGGTCACCGGCGGTGACCCTGTCGGCGCGACGCGCGGCAGCTGGGGCTTCCGCAGCATCGGCGAGTTCTCGAAGCTCGTCGCTTCGGGCGAGGCGCGACGCGACCCGCGCATCGTCGCCGCGGCGACGACCTACGGCAGCGAGACCGTGCTGCCTGACGGCGGCTACGCGGTGCCGCCCGACTTCCGCGAGACCATCGTCAAGAAGATCGACGGCGAAGAGAGCCTGCTGAGCCGCACCGATCAGCAGACCACCTCGAGCGACCGCATCACGGTGCCGATGGACAACACCACTCCGCACCAGGAGAGCGGCGGCATTCAGGTCTACTGGGACAACGAGGCCGCTCAGATGACGCCGAGCAAGCCGGCGATCGAACAGCTCGAGGTGAAGGCGCACCGCACGACCTGCCTCGTGCCGGTCACGCAGGAGCTGCTCGAAGACGCCCCGGCGCTCGGCCGCTACTTGCCGGGCAAGGTCGCCGACAAGTTCGCGTCGAAGATCAACCGCGCCATCATCCAGGGCGACGGCGTCGCGAAGCCGAAGGGCCTGCTGTTCTCGGGCTCGAAGGTCGCCGTCGAGCAGGAGGACGCGCAGGACGCCGCGACGATCAAGTTCGAGAACATCGCGAAGATGTGGAGCCGCCTGCACGCGTCGCTGCGCATGGGTGCGCTGTGGCTCATCAACCAGGACATCGAGCCGCAGCTCTTCGGGATGACGGCCCCCGGCGCCACGTTCCCCGCGTACCTGCCGCCCGGCGGCCTCAGCGCCTCGCCGTACGGCACGCTGTTCGGTCGGCCGGTCATCGCGCAGGAGCACTGCAAGACGATCGGCACCGAGGGTGACATCATCCTCACGAACCTCTCGAGCTACCTGTCGGTGCAGAAGGTGGGCGGGATGCGGAGTGACGCGAGCATTCACCTCTATTTCGATCAAAACATCGTCGCGTTCCGCTTCGTGATGAGAATCGGAGGGCAAAGCTGGTGGTCGAACCCGATGACTCGCGCCGAGGGCAACAACACGCTCAGCAACATTGTCACGTTGGAGACGCGCGACGACGCGTAGTCTCGATGCGCCTCGCATCAGCCGCCACGGCCTCCAGCTCTGAGGCCGTGGCGTTGCTGCGTAAGGTGTTCGCGCGGAAAGAAATTACGCGGACGTTGCCGGCCACGTAGCCGGCTTCCGGTGAGATGCGATCGAGGCTGGGCGAATTCGCGATCTCAGCCCTCGTCCGATGCGCGTAGATCAGCCTGAGGC